TCAATGAAAGTGAATTGCAGATTACACTTAAGAATGATTCAACAATCAGTCTCAAAGGCGCAGACAACAGAGACAGTCTGCGTGGTGCAAAACTAGCATTCTGTGCCATTGATGAGATTGCTGATTGTGATCCAGAATTATTCCCAGAAATTATTCGTCCAGCCCTAGCAGACAGTGAAGGTGGTGCACTGATAATTGGCACACCCAAAGGCAAGAACAATCATGCCTATGAACTTTACTGCATGGAAGAAGATCATCCAGATACATGGAAATCATTTCAATACACAACTGCACAAGGCGGTTTTGTCAGCGAGGCAGAACTTGAGGCGGCTCGTGCTGAAATGGATGCCAGAACCTATAAACAAGAATTTGAAGCCACTTGGGAAACATTCCAGGGTGTGGTTGCTTACAATTTCTCAAGAGAACATAACATAAGACGTTTGGAAAATCCAGACACAAAAATACTGCACATTGGCATGGACTTTAACACTAGTCCAGTAACAGCAGCCATTTATGTTCAACAAGGTAGGGAGATGTATCAAATTGACGAAATCCATATGCTTAATTCTAATACCCAAGAAATGGCGGACGAAATATCTAGAAGATATTCAAAGAGCACGATCATCTGCTACCCAGACCCCAGCGGAAATGCACGTCGCACATCAGCGTCGGGTGCCACGGATTTTACAATCTTACGCAACGCAGGCTTCACAGTCCGTGCCCCAAGTAGACACAATCTCGTCCGTGACAGAATAAACAGTTACAATGCAAGACTGTGTAGTTCGGATGGCGTTAGACACCTCTTTATTGACCCCAAGTGTAAATATACAATAGAGAGTCTTGAAAAGTTTTGTTACAAAGAAGGAACACAAGTTCCCGATAAAGGACAATGGGATCACATGTTTGATGCGGCTAGTTATTGCATTGATTTCATGTTCCCAATAAAACGAGAACGCGAAGAAACACCTCAACCCAAGCGTTGGACACACCAAATAGGATAATAGGAAAAAGATATGAATCAAACAATGATGCAACAGTATATGGATGCCGTCAGCACCAATATGCTTTATACAAGAAATCAAGACGCTTGGGAGTTCTTACTCTACAGTTACATGGGTGGAGAAGAATACAAGAAAGCCGCGTATCTCACACGCTATGTCAATGAAACAGATGGCGAATACGCTGGTAGACTCAACACTACCTTTGTGGAGAATCACAGCAAGTCAGTGATACAGACCTACATCAGTTTCTTATTCCGTGAACATCCAGATCGTGACCTAGGTCTATTAGAGTATGATACAACGGTCATGGACTTTTTAGAAGATGCTGACCTGGATGGACGCAGTTTTGATGCGTTTATGAAAGAAGTCAGCATATGGGCTGGTGTGTTTGGTCACTGCTGGATCATGATGGCCAAGCCCAATATCAATGCGGCTACACTAGGCGAAGAGATGGCCATGGGTGTGCGTCCTTATGTTACACTACTAACACCACTCACTGTCATGGATTGGGAATGGGGCCGTGATGCACTAGGTCGTTTTGAACTTAACTATCTAAAATACACAGAAGAAGTCAATGACACATTTACCACTATTAAAGAGTGGACCAAAGAAACAATCATTACTAAAATTGTCAATCACGAAGCCAAGAAAGTTGACAGTGAAGTCATTGAAATCAACGGCTTAGGAAAGATTCCTGCTGTATTGGCCTACAATCATCGCAGTCCAGTGCGTGGCATTGGCTGGGCACAGAAGCAGCCGCAGGCGCTGGTGCTATTGTTACCATGGAAGACAACTTGGATGCGGGCTTGAAGCCTTATATGCTCAGTGTCAGCACAGATACAACTCAAATTTATCAAGCCATTAATCATACCATTGAAAGCATTGACAAAATGGCCAACACTGGTTCAATTCGTAGCACAGAAGCACGACGCCTAAGTGGTGTTGCACAAGAACAAGAGTTCCAATTGCTCAACGCTAAACTCAGTGAGAAAGCCAGCAATCTAGAATTAGTTGAAGAACAATTATGGCAATTATGGTGTGAATATCAAGGCAAGACCTGGGACGGCACTATTGAATACCCAAGTAGTTTCAACATCAAAGACAACATGGGTGAAGTTGAAAAACTTGCTCGTGCTAAGACTGCTGCCACAGATCCTCGTGTGTTACAGTGGATTGACCACGAATTGTTGGAAGCACTGGATGGTGAAGCAGACATGATTACTCCTGAGATTTATGATCCAACAGCAATCCCAGCAGAAAAACCATTTGAGCCTCACTATATGATTGACCCAGCAACAGGCAAAGAATACATTGCTAGAACTGAAGCAGAACATATTGCCTATGCTGCCATGGGTTATGTGCATGAAAGCGAAGAATAAATCATGCCAATTCATAGAGCAACAGGTCCGCGTGGTGGTAAAGGATGGCAATACGGAACCACAGGTAAGGTATATCCAACAAGACAAGGCGCGGTTAGACAAGCACAGGCAATTAAAGCAAGCCAGTCTAGAGCGAAGAAAGCAAAGACAAAGTGAAATTAAAGACCCGAGAAATTAAGGAATATCGTGAAACTCAATTACAACATCAAGGTCAAAAATGCGCCCTATGCGGTGAGGGTATTGAACTTGACGCTGTCTTGGACCACTGTCATAAAACGGGTCTAATTAGGCAAGTATTACATAGAGGTTGCAACTCATTACTAGGCAAGATAGAAAATTCAATGCCTCGCAGTCGTGTAGACATCCGTAGATTAGAGGGCATAGCCCACAACCTTGTTAATTACTTGACCACACAACACACAGACATTAGGCATCCAACACATTTAACCTTAGAGGAACGCAAAATGAAAAAGAAGAAAAAAGGCGGCGGCCGTGGCCGTGGCCGTTAATTGGGCTGATTACTTTTATAGTATAAGACAGCAATGCCCTTGGAGTTGGGCCGCATGGCAACGAGGGCAAATTTTAATTAGGCGACAAGGACTGCCACAAGATCTAGGTGAATATTCTGCCATAGTCTATGTCAGCAATCTAAATCGTCGTAGGTTAAAAAAATTGTGTGCTAAATTAAACACAAGTGCAGAATACGAGTGGTTATGGAGTCATCCCAGTTATGGACCATATGCTACCAGTGTGCCGTGCTTAATTCAGCAGAATCGCCGTGTTTTAGACGAAATTCGTGCTAAGATTCGCGACGCAAGATGAAGTCAACGCAATTCTGGCTAGGACCAAAAGTCAACTTGAAAAAAAGTATGCCAGCAAATACGAAGACCTAGGTGATCCTGAAGAACTTAGAACCATTAAAACAGAATGGGAAAAGAAGCAACAGGAACAACAAATCAAGCGAGGAGAGTTTGAAAAGACTCTGCAAGAACTTGCAAGCAAAAAAGATCAAGAGATCCAAAAGAGAGATAGCGTTATTAAGGAATACAAGATTAATACGCCTTTACTCAGTGCCGCGGCTCAGTTTCGTGCTGTAAATGCAGAACAAGTAAAAGCGTTATTAAGTTCTAATGTAAGACTTAATAATGAAGGTGAAGTAGAAGTGGTGGACACCAAAGGTGCAGTGCGTTATAAAGATAATGGCACTCCATTGGCAGTGGATGACCTAGTGCGAGAATTCCTGGATTCGAATCCGCACTTCGTAGCCGCTACCCCAGCAACTACAAATACCAAGAGCAATGTTGCTGATGTAAAGATCAGGAATACCGCAAAACAAGCGGATTAGCCTAACAATCTTAAGGAGATATTAAAATGGCCGGTTCAACAACCACAACTCTAAATGACCTATTGCCAGCGATCGTTGCTGAAGCAATGTTCGTTGCAAACGAGCGCAGTATCATGCGCGGTCTTGTAAAAAACTACACATTGGGCACTGCCAATGGTAAAACTGTAACAGTTCCAATTTACCCACAAGTAAATGCGGCTGCTATTACAGAAGGTGATTTGATCACTAACACTGAAGTTTCTACTGGTGGCGCAACTCTAACTGTTGCTACCAACGCAATCCGCACTATGGTTACTGACTTGTCAGTTGCTTCTAGTGCCAGCAACGTTGTTGCTGACCTAGGCCGTTTATTCGGTGAAGGTATTGCTCGTAAGATCGACAAAGACTTAACAGCATTGTTCGCAAGTTTCAGCAATGGCGATGGTGACTACACTACTGCTATCACTGCCGAAGTAATCTTCAAGGCTGCTGCCAAACTACGCGGTCAAGGTGTTGATCCAAGTGGTATGGTCTGTGTGTTACATCCAGAAATTGCATTTGACTTGAAGAAGGCATTGACAACTAATGGTAACGTGGCTTTCACAGCAGGTGCATTTGGTGATGCCGCTAACCAAGCAATGATCCAAGGTTATGTTGGTTCTTTGGCTGGTGTTCCAATCTTTGAAACATCAAACATTGACTATGTAACTAACGCTGGTGACTTCCCTGGCGCTGTGTTCCACCGCGATGCATTGGGTCTTGCTATGATTGGTGATGTTCAAATCGAAACTGCTCGTCGTATTGACTACTTGTCTACAGAAATCGTAGCAAGTTGCCACTATGGCGTTGGCGAACTTCAAGACACATTAGGTCGTGCTTTGAAGTATGATTCAAGCATCTAATAGCAGTTTTATCTAAGTGTTCTGACACTTAGATTCTCCGCCCTCCTAATACTACTAATATTAGGGGGGTTTTTCTTGGGCGGACTAAATACTCGTATAGCAATGAGTAGGACTCATTCGCATCTTAATAACAGAAGAAGGACTTCTTGACATGGCATACGCTACCCTTGACGACTTACTACAGGTCGAACCAACAATACAAGACTATGGTGTTCTTGACTGGGACACTGAACTCGAACGAAGCGAAAATGAGGTCAAGCGAGTCCTTAAAGTTCGTTGGTGGCTGGCATACGCCAAGGCAAGAGGCATTACCACAGACATTGATTTCGACAAATTAGACGATACTCAATGGACTCAAGCCACTGTATATCACGCACTAGCATATCACATTTGTGCTAAACTAACACAGTTTAGTGGTGCGGAACCTGATAAGTTTCAAGTAATGATGGAATATTATCAAGGTCGCTTTGAACATGAAATAGATCTAGTATTGCGTGAAGGTGTAAAATATGACGCTGATGGCGACAGCACCTATGAATATCGGACAGAAGTTCAAGGTCGTGATACACAGAGGCTACGCAGATGAGTCTTAGACAAGAAATCGCTGACTATCTAGTCACAGCAATCAAAGAGATTGAAGAGCCAAGAGTAAGTTTTGTTACACTTGAGCCATTCAATGTTCTTGA